TGACGATGTATATGGTGAAGCATTAAAAGATGGAATTAAATTTCTACCCCCAATTGAACTGAAAGGATATGTCCAAATATCAGCACCTGAGAATAAACAGATTGCGGGTAGTAAACCAGGTATTAACCAAACCGAACCTGGTAATATGAGGTTCTCAATTTATCAAAAACAATTGGATGAATTAGGAATTGATATTGCTTTTGGTGATTATTTGGGTTATAACGAAACTGAGAATAGAATTAGATATTATGTTGTGAATAATGATGGAAGGGTTGTATCGGACAATAAACATAACTATGCTGGTTATAAACCATATTATAGAACAATCACAGCTTCAGCAGTTGTTGATAATGAATTTAGAGGATTGTAATTATGCCATTACCAAAGAAAATAAAAAAAGATATACCATTAACTGAATCAAAGATTCTTTTGGAAAGAAGAAGAGAATTGGTTGATAAGATTAACAAAGATGGTACTTATTTACCCAAGTCTTTATTACACGCAGATTTGGATGGCGGTTTTTTGGATTTTGTTAAGAATGAATTAAAGACTATTGTTGATGGTAAAGTTATACCAACAATTGATATATTAATGACAACTCAAAATTGGGCACAATTTACTGAAACTTGGGATATACAAAATTTGGATAACAATGTTGAACCCCCATTTATTTCAATTGTTAGAATCCCTGAAGTAAAGTATGGTACAAATCCTGCTACATTATATACAATACCAAATAGAAGACAATATTTTTATGCTCAAGTTCCAACTTGGGATGGGAATAGAGTTGGTATGGATGTTTATAAAATACCACAACCAGTTCCTATAGATATTTCATTCCAAGTAAAAATTGTTTGTAATAGAATGAGAGAATTAAATCAATTCAATAAAGTAGTAATTGAAAAATTTTCATCGTTACAAGCGTATCAAGTAATTAAAGGACATTATATTCCAATTAAGATGGGTGGAATAACAGATGAATCTGTTATGGATATGGAGAAAAGGAAATATTATATTCAGAGTTATGATTTTATAATGATGGGATTTTTAATTGATGAAAATGAGTTTGAGGTTAGCCCATCAATTACAAGGGTACTTCAAGTTTTTGAAACAGACACTAGAAGTATTAGTAGGGGTAAAAGAAAAGATATTCCAAATGATACAACTGAAATAAATTCTTTATTCAAAGTTGGTGTAACATCCTTATCAGAACGATTTAACTATATCACGGATTTAACTATTGAACAAACAACCAATATTGATTCATATGATGTGTTTATTAATAATGATTATTATGGTACTGATGTTAATTTAATTCAATTGAATAATGGTGATATAATAAGGATTGATATTGTTAAAGTTGATGTCTTAAGTGAGAGTACAATAAAAATAATAAGTAAATTACTTTAATTGTCCCCATATATGTCTTTCTTCTCTTTACACTTCTCAATTATTAATCTTTCTAAAAAACGATACATCTTAATACCATTTTTATCACAATAACTTTTAAGGAGGTTGTGAACCTCAATAGATATCTTTAAATTTTTTATTTTCTTCTCCTTATTATCCATAGTAGAAAAAAGGTAGAATTTATTCTACTCAATTTATATATATATATCTATATGTAAAGTATTTTACATTTTTATTTAATATTTATCTAGTAAATAAATTACTAAACACTAAAAAAATGTCTAATTCTAAAGTTTTCGTATCACCAGGTGTTTATACTTCCGAAGTTGACTTAAGTTTTGTATCACAGAGTGTGGGTGTTACAACATTAGGTATTGTCGGTGAAACTCTTAAAGGTCCCGCTTTTGAACCTATATTCATTAGAAACTTTGACGAGTTCACAGCCTACTTTGGTGGTACTTCACCAGAAAAATTCATCAACACACAAATACCAAAATACGAGGCCGCATATATTGCCAAGGCGTATTTACAACAATCAAATCAATTATTTGTAACAAGAATATTGGGGTTATCGGGTTATGATGCGGGACCATCTTGGTCTATATCAACAATTGCAAATGTTGACCAATCAACCGTTGATTTCTTATGTTTGGGTTCAACAATACCGTCAGGTAGTTGTGAATCTGTTTGTACTGGATATTCAATTTACGATTATTCAATTGAATTTACGGGTTGTAATACTACCCTTGATTCAATCACATTCACAAGTCCTATTGACCCATTAATTTTAAATAAAATTGATTTACCTTTTGAACAATTTAATGGTTCAATTAGTACATTAAGAGAAAATTTGTATCAACAAATATTGGACGTACTTATTGACCCTAATTTGGAAGATAACTCAATTTATTATTATGGACCTATTTCTGGTTCAGATTACACAAATTTAGTTGCAACTGGATATACTGCTGCGACAAATGTATTCAAAGTTGATAATGTTGATGCTAGTTTAATTGATTACACAGCTCCGGTTAATGACCCTTGGTATTATGCTTTGTTTGACCATACCAATATTAACTCGATGTATACTGGTTTTTCATATTATTCAATTGTGTCTGGATTGACTATTTTACCAACTACTATAACAACGACAATACCACCATCTACAACAACAACTACAACTGCGAATCCTTGTGTCACTCCGTTACCAACAACGACAACAACAACTGCAGCACCTATAATTGTAACTTGTTATTCAGGTATTGTTACCGGAACTATATATGTTTTCTCAGGTATGGCATACACAAATTACGATGATTTGGTTATCGCTACATTACGTTCAAGAGGTGTTGCAACTTATGGTGCGGATAGTACTGGACCAGCGTATCAAGTTACTGGGTTAACTGATGTTTCATTAAATTGTTCTGGAATTTATTCAGGTATTACTAAAAATCCATATGAAACTTTTGGTGTTAACATTACAGATGAAGATGGTGATACTTTCTTCTTTGAAACTTCATTCTCGAATTCAAATGTGAATTATATAGGTAAAGTATTTGGTTATTCTAATTTTGCAAAACCAAGAACAATTGTACCTTTATTCTTGGAAGAAAGATTCCAAAGTTTATTAAATTATGCGTATAGAAAAGGTTATATTAGAGGTTTGAATTGTAATCTAACTTCTTTAGATAGTGCTAGGTCTTCAGAATCAACATCAATTGCTTGGTATTTAGAACAATATCAATCACCTGAATCACCTTGGGTTGTATCTGAATTAAGAGGTAGTAAGGTGTTTAATTTGTTTAAATTTATTACTATCGCGGATGGTGATGCAGCAAATACAGAATTAAAAATATCAATAGCCAATATGTCATTTAATAATGGCACTTTTGATGTATTTGTACGTGATTTCTTTGACAATGACGCTAATCCTGTTGTGATTGAAAAATTCACCAATTGTACTATGAATCCTAATGAAAATAGTTTTATCGCTAAAAAGATTGGTACTAGTAATGGTGAATTCCAAGTGAATTCAAAATATATAATGTTAGAAATGAATGAGGATGCACCAACTGATGCTTTACCTTGTGGATTTGAAGGTTATATGTTTAGAGAATATGCTGGGGTTAAATCACCATTCCCAATTTATAAAACAAAATATGATTTCCCTGGTGAAGTAGTATTTAATCCACCATTTGGTTTAACGTCAGGTGCTGATGATATTTCTAGAAGTGCTGGAGATAATGTTAAAAGAACTTATTTAGGTATTTCCGATACGGTTGGTTTTGATATTGATTTCTTTACTTATAAAGGAAAACAAAATCCAGTAGACCCTTGTGATGGTGTTGGTGTTAATTGGGCGTTTAAAACACAAGGTTTCCATATGGATAAAAACGCTTCGGCAATTACAATGTCTAACTCGTTCACAACTAGTGGTACTCCAGCGTTCCAAGTTGGTTCTGGGGAATTTATAAATGACCCAGAAAACCAATCAAATCCATATTATAAATTAAATGCACGTAAATTTACATTATTATGTCAAGGTGGTTTTGATGGATGGGACATATACAGAGAAAGAAGGTCTAATGATGATAGTTTTAGATTAGGTGGAAGAGGTTTCTTAAGAGGTGTTTGTAGTTCATTGAGGTATCCAAGTGCTACTGGTAGTGGTACATTTAAACGTATTACTGTGGGTAAAAATAGTGAGGATTATGCGAACACAGATTACTATGCTTATCTATTAGGACAACAAACATTTGCTAACCCTGAAGCGGTTAATATCAATGTATTTGTTACACCAGGTATCGACTATGTATTTAATTCAAACTTAGTTGAAGCCGCAATTGAAATGGTTGAATTTGATAGAGCTGACTCAATCTATATTTGTACAACACCTGACTATAATATGTTAGTTCCAAATACTAGTGACCCAATTAATAGTATTTCACCACAAGAAGCTGTAGATAGTTTAGAGGAAAGTAATATTGATTCAAATTATACGGCAACATATTATCCTTGGGTATTAACAAGAGATACAGTTAATAATACTCAAGTTTATATTCCACCAACTGCGGAGGTATGTAAAAACTTGGCTTTAACTGATAATATTGCATTTCCTTGGTTTGCGGTGGCTGGTTACACTCGTGGTATTGTTAATGCTGTAAAAGCTAGGGTAAAACTAACACAAGAGGATAGAGACACTTTATATAAAGGTAGACTTAATCCAATCGCAACTTTCTCTGATGTTGGAACTGTAATTTGGGGTAACAAAACTTTACAAATTAGAGAATCGGCATTAGACAGAATCAATGTAAGAAGATTGTTATTACAAGCACGTAAATTAATTTCTGCGGTATCTGTGAGATTGTTATTTGAACAAAACGATGCCAAGGTTAGACAAGACTTCTTGGATGCTGTTAATCCTATATTGGATGCAATCAGAAGAGACAGAGGTTTGTTTGATTTCCGTGTAACAGTTTCTTCAGACCCAGCTGATTTGGATAGAAATCAATTAACAGGTAAGATTTATATCAAACCAACAAGAGCCTTAGAATTTATAGATATTACATTCTATATTACTCCAACAGGTGCTTCGTTTGAGAATATTTAATTAAATCAAAAACTAAAAGGGGAGAATATTCTCCCCTTTTTTTATTAAACATATATTTATAAATAAAAATTATGAAGATATTAATAACAGAAAATCAACTTAAATCCTTATTAGAGTTTTATGAGAAAGGTTATTCGTTTGATTGGGATGACAATGTATTGAATATGCCCACCAAAATACATTTGGAGAAAAAAGTTAAAGATACTTGGAAAGACTATGATGTTTCAACTGAGAAGTTTAGAGAAATAAGACATAATATTGATGGGGAAAAATTGAGATTAAAAAATAATAATCCAAATGACGCATTCCAAGATTTCAAAACTGAAATTTTCATTCAACATACAAAAGATGCGATTAATAATAATGAATTCGCACCTAGTTTTAAAAAATTCAAAAAAACATTAATGAATGTTGTTGATTTTTCAATCATAACTGCACGTGGTACTAGTAAAGATTCATTGAAAAAAGGTATTAAAGTTTTAATAGATATGACTTTTTCTGACAAAGAAAAAGAAGAAATGAATAAAAATTTAAAAGAAAAAAAATATTCAAGTATTGATGATTATTTAAAAGACCAACAATTATCTGCCGTATCGTCAGATGAATTTAAAACTGAATACAAATCAACTGGTGGTGCTGAAAATCCTGAAATTGCAAAAACTATGGCATTTGAAAAATATGTTGATAGTGTTGTGAAAAAAGTTGGGGAGTTAGTTGACCATCCTGATAGAGAGGGGATTAAGATTGGTTTCAGTGATGATGACTTAGGGAATATTAAAAAAATGGAAGAATTCATCAAAAAAGAATTAGTTAAAAAGTATCCAAAAGTTAAATTTGTTATATATGATACTTCAAATCCTAAAGATGTTAAAAAGAAATATATTAATATAGAAATAGATAATTAATTATTAATATAATTAAAATTATATATAATAACTAATATATAATGTAACATATTAATGAATAATTTTTTTTCAAGTAAAAGTAAATAGAAAAATTTTCAATAGCACAATATTTATTATAAAATAAATGAATAAAATTAAAACAATATAAAATGGCTGATTTATTAATGAAAATGCCGGTTCCTTATGAACCGAAAAGACAGAATAGGTTTATTATGCGATTCCCTTCTTCATTAGGTATTAATGAATGGTTTGTTGAGACAGCTAATAGACCTTCAATAACTATAAACCCAACAGAAATTCAATTCTTAAATACATCAACATATGTCGCGGGTAGATTCACTTGGGGTACTATTGGTTTAAAGTTAAGAGACCCTATTGGACCTTCAGCTGCACAAGCAACTATGGAATGGATTCGTTTATGTGCTGAATCTGTAACTGGTAGGATGGGTTATGCTGCAGGTTATAAGAAGAATGTTGATTTGGAAATGTTAGACCCAACTGGAGTTGTTGTTGAGAAATGGATATATGAAGGATGTTTTATAACAACAGCTAACTTTGGTAGTTTAGGTTATAGTCAAGATGGTTTAGCTGGTATTGATATCACATTAAGACCTGACCGTTGTATTTTAGTTTATTAATCTTATTATTATATAATTCATAATCCTAAATGTAGTGTATACATTTAGGATTTTTTTTTTATCTTAAAAATAAAAACAATTATGAACGCAGAAGCATATGGTCAAATGGATTTTAATTTACCCCACGATTTAGTACCTCTACCATCTCAAGGTGTATTTTATAAATCAAAGAAGAAAGTTGTAAAAGTTGGTTATCTAACTGCAAATGATGAAAACTTTTTAATTGCTGGAAATCAAATCAGTGGTGGTAATATAATTCTTTCTTTAATTAGAAATAAAGTGTATGAACACGATTTAAAACCAGACGAATTATTGGAGGGAGATATTGAAGCAATTCTTATCTTTTTGAGAAATACCGCATTTGGTCCTGAATATTCTGTTACATTAACAGACCCAAAGACAGATAAAACATTTAATGTTGATTTCTTATTAGATGAATTAAATATTAAACAACCAAAAGAACAACCTGATGAGTATGGACTTTTCACTACTACTTTACCTAAGACAAATGTAAAAGTTAAATTAAAACTTTTAACGTATGGTGAAATCAATGAATTAGATAAAATGGCGGAACAATATCCAGTTGGATTAGTACCACCAAAAATTACTTGGAGATTAAATAAAATAATTCAAGAAATTAATGGTGATACGGATAGAGGTAACATTGCTATGTTTATTGAAACATTACCAATTGCAGATTCAAAATACATTAGAAACTTTATAAAAGATAATCAACCCTCACTAGATTTAAGTAGAACAATTTTAGCCCCATCAGGAGAAAAAGTAACTTTCAATGTTACTTTTGGGGCGGAGTTTTTTCGTCCTTTCTTCTGATTATAGAACAACATTGTTAGATGAGTATTATTTGATGGCAAAATTCTTAAGAACATCTTGGTCTGATTTTTTAATAATACCTACATTTTCAAGAAAATATCTTATCAATAAAATCATTGAGTTAAACACACCAAAAGACTAGTTTTTTAATTAGTCTTTTTGTGTATTTATAATAAAACAAATATAAAATGGATGAAAAACAA